CCGCTATACTGCCCTGCAGATCACCTTCATCGACCGGCACCAAGGCCCGCGCCCGCGCCGCGATCGGCGCACCGGCCTTGCGCAGCACGCGCCGGACCACGTTCTTCGCCGTCGCATCCGGCAGCGCCCGCAGCGCCGTCTGCAGCGCCTTCAGACCCTCGACCTTGACCTTCACGCTATGCCCCCTCCGCGCGCGCCACCGCGTCGAGCTCGCGCCATTTGCGGCGGCCCACATCGCGCGCGGCGGTAATGTCGTAATCGCGCCCCCGCCAGCGGATGCGGTCGCGCGGGTTCACATCGGCGACGGTCGGCGACCAGCGGACGGTAAAACGCGCGGTGATCTGACTGCCTACCTCCGCGGCCCGGTAGCTCTCGCCGGCGCTCGCGTCGACCACCTTCGCGTCCACCTCGGCAAGCGTGAGCCAGGCCGCCCCAGGCGGCTCATTAAACGGACCGGACGGCGCCGCCACCGTGCGCAGGATCGTGATCCGCCGGTCGAGGTCGCGGGCTTCGAGCCTGGCCATGGCTAGAGCGGCGCGAAGCGATAATTGCCGATCAGCAGGGCGACGGCGTCGGGAATTGTCTCCACGCCGTCGTGGTCGAACCAATGCTTGACGAGGAGCCGAACCGCCTGCCGGAGCGGCTCGAGCGCGGGATCGTCGGTGGCATAGCCGGCAGTGAAGTCGACGCGCACCGCATCCGGCATGCAAGCCGTGAGCGGCCAGACCTGACCGATCTTGGGCACGATCAGATCGCCCTCGATGCCGCCTTTCACCACGCGGTAGACATCGGTCGCCAGCGTCTGCTCCACCTCAGCCGGATCAAGATATTTGACGCTTGCCACGCTGATCGTGGGCGGCAGCGGCAGCCGGATGCCAGCGCAGGGGAAGCCGGCCAGCGTGAAGCGCCAGCTCTGCGACAGCAGACAGCGCCCCAGCATGCCGTCACGGCCGTCGAGCGCCGCCGTCGCCGCCAAGATGAGCCCATCGATCCGGAGATCGTCATGGCTGCTATCGACGTTCAGGTGCTCCTTGGCATTTGCCACGGTGATGATCCGCTCCGTCGGCGCGACGGTCCTGAAGAGCGCCACGGATCAGCCCCGGCCCGCCCTGCGTCCGGCCTTGCGCTCAGGCTGGCCTAACTCGCCGCCGGCAACTGTCGACGCCTCCTGCTGGCCAATCTCTCCGCCAGCGGCAGTGGACGCCTCCGCCGGCTCGCGCGCATCGGAGGCATATATGTTCTCATTGGCGGCGGCCGCGTCGTCACCTGTGAGCTCGAGCCCTGCATCATCATCGGTCGAAGGGGAGGCGGCACCATTAGCGGCCGCTGTTACCAATCCAAGCGCCGGCTGCTCGCCACCCGTGGGCGCCTGCTGCGTTGCCCCAGCGGCGTCGTCGCCCTGCAGGCGCTCGGCGACACCGCGGCTGAGCCAATGATTGGCGGAGGCCTCCGACAGATCGACAACCTGACCGGCCAAGAAGCGGGTTTCGTGGGGCGTGCCCTGCAGGCAGTCCTGCACGACGCGGTCCTCTCGGAAGCGGATTTTCACCATGGCTGCTGTCCTGTGTTGGCTGAAGAGGAACGGAGCCGCTTAGGCGACGATCTCGTCGACGGTCGCGGCGTCGTTGTCGGACGCGGGGTTGTAGCGGGCATCCGTGGCCAGCAGCACCGCGGCGATCAGGCTGGCCGCGACACCGACGGTCAGCGTCAGCCGCACATGCGTGAACCCGTTCGCAAAGTCGAGCTCGGCCTGGCGCAGGTTGATGACGGCCTGCTTGTTCGAGTCGGTGCCGGCCTGGGTCAGCTGGGTGATGAGCTTGCCGGGGACGTCCTTCGCGCCGGCGCCGGCGGCGCTGGTCGCCTGCTCGATCTTGGCGTCGAGCGTGGCGCTCGCGCCGAGCGCGCCGGCCTGCACGATCGCCATCATCGATCGCCAGTTCTGCACGCTGATCCAGGGGGTCGAGACAGCGCCGGCGCCCTGCGATACTGGGTTGATCGCGCCGACGATGGCCACGCGATCGGAGGGAAGGATGTTCGGATGTGCGGTCATTGAGTGATCTCCTAAAGAGGGTATGGATTAGGTCAGGACTTGGCGGCGTTCCCGCTCAGCCGATGGCACACATCCGCGCACTACCGCGGATCACGGGCAACGAACCCGAGGGCCCGATGAGAGCCCAAACCTTGGTGTTTGCGTTCTCGATGCGAAGATATGGAAAGGTGCCTGCGGATAGCTCAATCCCAGCGGCAGGCTGGCTCTCGCCGACTGCAATTTGCTTGACAGTTCCGGTATTCTTAAACTGAACGACATCATGACTTGCATTCGCGATCTCGAACCATTCATCTGAACCAGAATAATTAGTAAATACTACTGTTTCACTTGCGGACATGTGACCAATCCTTAAGTCAAAATGTTGGAAATTGAGGAAGACCGCTCATCGGCCCCCCGCATCTCAGATGCGCTCGTCAAGGGTGATGAAATGCGACTTGGTGTTGGCGCCGTTCGCCGGCGTAACCGGCGCCGAGAGATGGGGCTGGCCGCCGAAGCGCAGAATCCAGCGGAACGCCTGCATGCCATAGTCGAAATAAAGATGCATGGAGGTGGCGTAGCGCGTGCCGGCCTCCTTGCGGGCGCCGTAATAGCCCTTCAGATCGACGAACTGGATGTCGCCCTTGTCGCCAAGCGTGCGGCAATGCTCCGAAAACCGGACCGGGCGTCCGAACAGAAACCCGCCTGGCGCATTCTGGAACCCGGTGGCGGGCGGCGTCCAGATCGGCTGCTGCCCCAGCACCATGGTCATGAGCTGTGGCACCACGTCGTTATTGGTCAGCCAGACCGACCGTGCGATGCCTTGGGACAGCATCCGCGAATACATCTTGGTGATGTTCGCGGCGACGATGGTGTCCGCGGCCTGACCGGCTTCCTTGGCGACGCTGACAAGGGCGCCAGAGCTGAACCAGCCCAGTGGCTTGGCCACGCCGTCGCCATACATGATGGTGTCATCCAAAAGCCAGCTGATCGCTTCCGCGGACTTCACCGTCAGCCGGCTTTCAAGACGCGGCGCATCCTCCATCAGCTCGTCGGTCGCGATCACGAAGCAGAACAGCTCTTCCAACTTGACCGAACGGGGCTTGAGATTCTGCCGGGTCGGCGTCATCAGCTGCCCCTCATTGCGCCATCTGGCCTTGATCCCGGCCGCGCCCCAGGGCGTCGACTCATCGATCATGTCGTTCACGACATTCGAGTTGGTCGGCTCCGCATCAATCTCGCTCAGGAAATTATCCTGCGCATGCACCAGCTCCCAGATCCGGTCGCGGAACTCTGGAGGCACCATGTACCCATCGCGGCTGCCGCCCTCGCGATGGAAATTGGTCGGATCGGCCGCCTGCATTGCGTTGAGCCGCGGATCGATCGTGAAATTCGGCGCGCCGGCCGAGCCGCGCATGACGGCATGGCCGAATTCAGCCATCGAGACAAAACCGCAGCGGGCATCGAGCCGTGCGCGATCCTCACCGACCTGAACCTGGCCGAACGGCTGCACGGTCGAACCACCGCTGGAGGCGGCCGGCTGCATGGCGCGGCGGCGCTCGGCCAGCTGCTCGGCGGCCGCAATCTGTCCGGCGAGCTCGGTCAGCTCGAGCTCGATCGCGGCAAAGCGGCTTTCCTCTTCCGCCGTCAGCAGCCGCGTCTCCTTTTCCGCCTTGTCAAGAATGGTGCGGCCTTCCGCCTTCAGATCATGCTCGCGCTGACGCAGTGCCTTCAAGCTCATGTGAATCTCCCTATGCTTGACGCCAGGCGCAAAAGCCTTTGCCTTCCCCGCCCGGCAGAGGCGAAGGCCGCTTGATCAAAGATTTTCAATGGTTGCTCGTTACGTGACGGCGAGACGGCGGCGAAGGGACTGAAGCGCAGGGGCGGGCTCCTCTGCCGCAACCGCCTTCGGCTTACTGCCGGCGCGGGCGATACGCCGGACGGTGTTGTCGAGGCTGTCGATGCGATCCACCATGCCAAGCCGCACAGCTTCTTCAGCCCCGACCATGCGCCCCTTGCCCCAGCTCTCGCGCACGGTATCGCGGGACACGCCCCGCCCCTTGGCAACGTCGCGCACGAACATGGCGTAGTAATCGTCGACGCGAGCCTGCATATGCCCCCGCGCCTCGTCGGTCAGCGGCAGCACCTCATGCTGCTCGCCCTTGAACTCGGGCACCCGCACCAGCGTCGGCTTGATGCCGCGCAGCTCGAGCATTTTGGAGATATCCTCATGATAGGACATCACCCCGATCGAACCGACCTGGCCGGACGGAGTCACGACGATTTCGTCCGCCGCAGATGCGATCCAGTAGGCGGCGCTGGCCGCCAGATGGTTGGCGACGAAAGCTACGGGCTTGGAGCCTTTCGCCTCGCGGATGGCCGCCCAGGCCTCCGCGATCCCCAGCGCATTGCCGCCCGGACTGTCGCCATCGATGACGATGCCCGTCACCTGCGGGTCGGCAGCTAGCTGACGGAAGGCGCGGGCGAAGCCCTCCGCCGAGACACCGCCGGGTGAGGACTGGTCCTCGACATCGTGAGCGCGTGGACTGATGATCCCGTAGAGCGGCAGCACCGCCACGCCGCCATTCGCCTCGCGCTGGCGCTCAGCCGCCTCCTGCTTCCGCCGCTCGATCCGCTCCCGCTGCTCCTCAGGCGTCTCATCGTCGTCCCAGGCGGCGACGCCGCCGGCGGCCTTGCCCACCAGAAAGGCGAGGATGGTGTAGCCCTTCACCTCTTCGATGGCCCAGACGCCGCTGGCGACATAACCCAGGATGCGTGCGTACCTCATTCCCGCTCCTCGCTCTCGATCATCCGCCGACGCCCCAGCTCATAGGCCAGCGCCGGCACCACGCGTCCCATCAGCGCCGCCTGGGCCGCCTGCGCTCCGGCCGGAGCCATGTTCAGCGGCTGCAGGTAGACATCGCCGTTCGGCACCGGGTTCATGTTCTCCAGACGCCGGATATCGTTGACGCTGAGCCAGCCCCAGTTCCGCCCGACCGCATAGCCCTCGTAACGCGTCTTCAGATCGCCGCGCAGCAAACCGGCCACATTGTGCTCGACGAAGTGGTCCGCCTGCAGGATCAGGTCGCGTTTGATCGCCTGCTCCCATGCCACCAGCGGCGCCAGCAGGGTGTCTGTCACGAATTCGAGGGCCTGCTGCTCGATGTTCGTGAATGTGGCGCGATCGAGAATTCCGATCTTGTGCGGCGGCATGCGCCAAAGGCGGCAGATCTGCAGCGCGACCTCCTTGTAGGTTTCGATGAACTGAGCCTTGTTGTTCTCGACCGGGATCGCCTGGACCTTGCCGCCCTGATCGAGCACCGCCGGCTTCCAGCGATTCTGCCGGCCGAATTGGTTGACCCACATGCGCCGGAACTCTGCTGCCTTCTCCCGGCTGTCGAATTTACCCGGCATGCTGATGACCAGCCCCGGCGTGGCGTCGTTCTCGAAGAATCGCCGGGCGTAGTCCTCAAGCGCGAGCGCGCGCTGAAACACGCGGTAGCCGTCGCGCAGCAGCGAGCGCCCCATCAGACCGTCCGAAGTCAGCGGCGTCATCCGCACATGCAGCACCTCTTCGCGCAAGAGCCGCCTCGTGCGGCCATTCTCACGCACCTCATAGACGTAGCTGCCGCGCTGATCGCCTTTGATGATCGAGACCGCGAGCGGATCGATCCGCAGCAGCTCGCCGATCGGCCCGTTCACGCCCCGGATGATCTCGGCAAAGGCGTTGCGGTGCAGCGCGAGGTCCCACATCATCTGCGCCCGCAGCTCGAAGGCGGTGCTGTCGATGAGCGCGTTCGACCGGCTGCGCAGCAGGGCTGCGACCGGATGATCCTCAACACGCTCCTTGCTGCCATCCGACAGCCGGCGATAAACAAAAAGCGGCAACGCGCCGATGGTCTGCGCCAGCACCTGCAGGCAATCATAGACCTCCGGGATCTGCACCACGGTTTCCGCATTGACCGCCGTCGACAGATCCGGCGCGACCGGAGAGTTCCACCAGAAATCATCCGTAGGATCGCGGGGCTTGCCGCCGCCGGGCACCATCGCCATCAGTGCCGACCAGAGTTTCACAGCGTCACCAGCTCCTCATAGACCTCGATGATGTCTTCGGCGCGGGCCGACACCGGATTGCGGCTCATCAGTTCGACGGCGTTGAACGTGGCGATCAGCGGGTCGATCTTGGCCTTTCCGGCCGCTTGCTTGTCGATCTGCACCGCATTGCCCTTCTGCACCGCCTTGGCATTGCCGACGCACCAGGCCATCAGCGCCTGGCCGGCATGCCGGATGGTGCCGTCCTTCAGCTTGCGCTCGAGGCTCCAGGCGCGCCCAGAATGCCGCCAGCCCTGCGGCACGCCCGCCACCGTATCCCCCAGCTGGCGCGCCGCGAGCTCGTCGGCCGTGTCGGCGATACCCGACGGATCGACCCCGATGCCGTCCTTCTTTGGTAGCAGGCCTTCCCGCCACAACCGCTCGGCGATGTCCGCAACCCCAAGTACATCATCGAGCGGCTGCTGGCAGATGACGAGCTCGCCGGCCTTCTCGAAGTCCCGCAGCCGCTCCGCGATCTCCGGCCGCGCCGCGAGCACGTCGTTATGCGCCCAGGCCCGGTTCCAGAGCAGCCAGTGCCGCGTTTGCTTGCAACGGCCGAGGACCGCGACGCCGTAGAGATCGTCGAGCCCACCGCCGTCGATCCCGATCACGACGACATCGGACCGTTCGATCAGCCCATCGAGATCAAGCGTCCGGTCCGCAGCCTGCAGCCAGTAGTCCGCGCCGCGCCAGCGGTCGGAATGAAGCGCCAGGCCGATCTCGACATTGAGGTGCTGCGATGCCCAGCGGCGCTCCTCCGCCTCGCCCTTCTCGCGCGCGGCGGCATAATCCGCTCTGAGCCGGTCGATGGTGATCGAGCGCCCCAGATTCGGGAGCACCATCGGCCAGTTCTTCGGATCGCGCCACGGCCTCCCCGGATCGGTCTGCATCGCCTCCGGAAACTCGTAGAGCACCGGCAACATCCGCACCTCCTCGGTGATGCGGCCGTCGCGGACGCCGCGGGCATATTGCAGCTCCGCCTTGAACACCCCGGCCGGCGGCTCGTCGCTCTGCGTCGTGATGAAGATCAAGAGGCTTTCCAGATTAGGCATCAGCCCGCCTCGGATCTGGCCGATGACGCGCGAGGCGTAGCTGAACGACGACATCACATGCAGCTCGTCCACCAGCACCACGACCGGCTTCGATCCGGTCATTACCCGCATGTCGAAAGTCTTGATCTTGATCGTCGCGCCCGTGCGCCGGTCCTTGATCTCCTTCACATGGTCGCGCAGATGAAATCGCTTCTGCAGATAGCCCTCATCGTCGGCCAGGATCATGCCCTCTGCCTGCTTGTAGGCCAGATCCGCAACATCTTGCGTCGGCCCGACGAGCAGGATCTCCGCGCGCGGGCGCTGGTTCACCAGCGCGGCCGTGATCGCGATCGCCGCGCCCCCCGTGGTGTTATGCGTCGGGATCAGTGACCGCGTGACGAGATACTGGCGCGTCTCGCTCTGGACGCTGATGCACTGCACCGGCGTGCTCGGCACCGGCCAAACCGCTACGATCTGCCGGCTCAACGATCGTGGCCGGCAGGCTGGTCTGCTCCCTTGACGGACGGCCTTCCGGGGCATCGTAAAAACCGACACGCCCCCCTGGGGAAAAAAGCTGACCCCCCAAGCGGTTCGATAGGCCTTGTCACCAATCCGCGGCACCCAATGCGTGATCGTCGACGAGCCCTTATCGGGATAACGCGCTCGAACATATGCCGGCTGCCCGGCACTCACTAGCCGCTCACACACCCCATCCACATCGGCGCAGCCCATGGTGAGGATGCTTTCCTCAGATGCGCCGTTCCCAATCCAGACGCCGAGCGCGTAAGGCGGAATCGGTAGTTCAGCCTCTGGCAACTGCAGCGGCCCACACAACGCCGTCCTGTGGTTATTGATCTCATACAACCCGCTCGGCACCT